CCGCGCCGCCGTGGCCGCGCGGCGGGCCGGGTGGTATGCGCGGAACAACCCGTGGGTCGCGGCGGCGGTGGACAGCCTGGTCGGCAATGTCGTCGGCGCCGGGATCAAGCCGCAATCGACCCATCCGGACCGCGCGGTGCGCGAACGGCTGCAGGCGCTCTGGCTGCGCTGGACGGATCACGCCGCCCCGGACGGGCTCGCGGATTTCTACGGGCTGCAGGCCATGGCCGTGCGCGCGATGGTCGAGAGTGGCGAGAGCTTCGGCCGCCTTCGGGTGGCCAGTGACGCCGCAGCCATCCCCCTCCACCTCGAGCTTCTGGATCGCGAGCAGGTTCCCATGGACCTGCACCGCGAGATCGGCGGCGGGGCGCGGATCCGCGCGGGCATCGAGTTCGATGCCGGCGGTCGCCGGGTCGCCTACCGGGTCCTGTCCTCCCGCCCGGGCGATCCGCTGGGGTCTCTCCGCATGGACCCTCTCCGCGTTCCCGCCGCCGATTGCCTGCATCTGTTCAAGCCGCTCGCCGCGGGCCAGCTGCGCGGCATTACTTGGCTCGCGCCGGTGCTCTTGCGGCTGCACGAACTGGACCAGTTCGAGGACGCGGCACTGGTTAAGGCCAAGGTCGCGGCGCTGTTCACCGGCTTCATCACCGATCCGGACGGCACGGCGGGCGGGCTCTCGGGCGCCAACACCGGCGGCGCGCTGACCGTGGGCATGGAGCCCGGCAGCCTGATCCCGCTGCCGCCCGGCACCGACATCCGTTTCTCGAACCCGACCGAGCACGACGCCTACGCGCCCTTCGTGAAGAACCACCTGCGCGCCGTCGCGGCGGGGCTTGGGCTGCCCTACGAGCTGGTCTCGGGCGATCTGGAGGGCGTCACCTATTCCTCGATCCGCGCGGGGCTGATCGAGTTCCGCCGCCGCGTCGAGCAGCTGCAGCACAACGTGGTCGTTCACCTGTTCTGCCGCCCGGTCTGGGAGCGGTTCGTGCGCCTGGCGGTGCTGACCGGCGAGCTGCCCGCGCGAGACTTCGACCGGAACCCCGAGGCCTACCTCGGCTGCGAATGGCTGCCGCCGAAGTTCGACTACGTCGATCCGATGAAGGACGTGCAGGCCGAGATCATGGCGATCGGCGCGGGGCTCAAGAGCCGGTCCCAGGCGATCTCCGAGCGGGGCTACGACGCCGAACAGGTCGATGCCGAGATCGCCGCCGACCGCGAGCGCGCGGAGGGGCTGGGGCTCGCCTTCGGCCAGACGGCGACGCAGCAGAAGGAGGCCGCCGATGGCTGATACCATGGAACTTCTCGCCCGCCGCGCCACGCTGGCGCCTGCATCAGCTGATGCCGAGGCCCGTACCGTCGAGGTGGTCTGGTCCACCGGCGCGCCCGTGCGCCGCCGCGACATGGGTGGGCCATACATCGAACGGTTGAGCCTCGCGCCTGAGGCCGTGGACCTGTCGCGCCTCGAAGGTGCCAGCGTCCTCGACGCGCATCGGCAAACCGCGGTGCGCGACGTGTTGGGCTCCGTGCGCAGCGCCGCCGTGGACGGCAAGCGCGGCACGGCGTTCATCCAGTTCTCGGCCCGGCCCGAGGTGGAGCCGGTCTGGCAGGACGTGCTGGCGGGCATCCTGCGGCATGTCTCGGTCGGCTACTCCGTCGAGGAATGGGCAGAGACCACCGAGAACGGCGCGCGCGTGCTGACCGCCGTGCGCTGGACCCCTCACGAGATTTCCCTGGTGCCGACGCCCGCCGACCCCGGCGCCCACGTTCGCATGGAGACAGAGATGACCGAGACAACCACCCGCGAGGCTGCCGACACGGCGCCGACCACCGAGACCCGCGCCGAAGCGAACGCCGAGATCCGCTCCATCGCCCGCATCGCCGGCTCGATCAGTCCTGGATCGACGGCCAGATTGATGGAGGCGCCGATCCCGACACCGCCCGCCGCGCGGCCTTCGAGGCGCTGGCGCAGCGATCCGCGGCGCCGATCCGCACCGAGCAGGTCCGCGTCGAGATGGGCGAGAGCCAGGACGACCCCGCGCTGCGCGCCCGGCAGATGGGCGAGGCGCTCTACGCCCGGATCAACCCGCGCCACGAGATCTCCGGGCCTGCCCGGCGCTACGCCTACGCGACCCCGGTCGATATGGCCAAAGAACTACTGACGTTGCGCGGCGAGTCCACCATGGCGCTGTCGCCCGCGAGCCTCGTCACCCGCGCGCTGCACACCACCTCCGACTTCCCGATCATCCTCGGGGACACCGTGGGCCGCGTGCTGCGCGACGCCTACCAGGCCGCGCCCTCGGGCATCCGCCGCCTCGGCCGCCAGACCACGGCGCGCGACTTCCGCGCGGTGAACAAGATCATGCTGGGCGAGGCGCCGCTGCTGGAGAAGCTGAACGAGCACGGCGAGATCAAGGCCGGCACGATGGCCGAGGCGCGCGAGGCCTACAAGGTCGAGACCTGGGCACGGAAGATCGGCATCACCCGGCAAGTGCTGGTGAACGACGACCTCGGCGCGTTCTCGGACCTCGCCCGCCGCATGGGACAGGCTGCAGCCGAGACCGAGGCGCGCATCCTCGTCACCCTCCTCGAGGCGGGCAGCGGCAACGGGCCCACGATGTCGGACGGCAAGACGTTGTTCCACGCGGACCACGGCAACAAGGCCGGCACGGGTGCTGTGATCTCCGACGCGACGCTGTCGGCCGCCCGGCTGGCGCTCAGGACCCAAAAAGGCATCGAGGATCGCACAATCCGCGTGACGCCGCGCAACCTGCTCGTGCCGCCCGCGCTGGAGACCACGGCCGAGAAGTGGCTGGCCAGCATCGCGCCCGCGACCGCGGCCGATGTGAACCCTTTCTCGGGCTCGCTCTCGCTGGTGGTCGAGCCGCGCCTCAGCTCGGCCACCCGCTGGTATGTCACCGCCGACCCCGGCGAGATCGACGGGCTCGAGTTCGCCTATCTCTCGGGCGCGGAGGGCCCGCAGGTCGAGAGCCGCTCGGGCTGGGACGTGGACGGCGTGGAGATCCGGGTGATCCTCGATTTCGGGGCCGGGTTCATCGACCATCGGGGCTGGTTCATGAACGCCGGCGCGTGAGCATGGCCGACCTCGCTGAGCTCACCGCCTGGCGGGATGCCCTGATGGCCACGCGCTATCGGGGCGTCCGCACCGTCGAATACGACGGCAAGCGCGTCACCTACGCGAGCGATGGCGAGATGGCCGCCGCGCTCGCGGACCTCAACCGGCAGATCACAGGGGCGACCGACCGCATCTCGGTCGTCCGCATCCAATCCTCGAAAGGGCTCTGAGATGAAGAACTACCTCCAGAACGGACACATCGTCCGCGTCACCACGCCCGCCGGCGGCATCGTCTCGGGCGACGCGCTGATCGTGGGCAGCATCTTCGGGATCGCCGCCTACTCCTCGGCAGAGGGCGACCCAGTGGAGCTCTCCACGACAGGCGTGTTCCAGCTGCCGAAGGCCAGCGCCGCTGTGCTGACGGTCGGCGCGCGCGTGGCGTGGGACAACACCGCGAAGGAGGTGAACATTCCGGCTGCCGGGCGGTTCCCTATCGGCGTGGCGGTGGAGGCGGCGGGAAACGGCGTCACCAGCGTTGCCGTTCGACTGGACGGCGTGGCGACGGAAGCGGCGGCCTAACGATCAGGCTGCGTGCTCGCCCTCCTTGAAGGCCGCGTCGGTGATGCGCTTCAGGAGTTCGGCGTAGGACGCGAGCGTGCCGACATGGCCCCAGTTGATCTCGTCGGGCGCGTAGCCAAAGTGCTCGTCGGAGAGCGCGGCGAGCCGCGCCAGCATGGCGTCGATTTCGGCCTTCCGAGCGATGAACGCGTCGTGCGCCTTGGTGTTGTTGCTCTCGCTGCTCATGGTCGGACTCCGTCATTGGTCCCGTCCATGACGCTCCACGGCGCGCGCATAGCAACTCATTTCTGCTGACACAGTGTTGACACGAGCCCTCTGCGGACCCGCCCGAGAAGCAATTCGCAAGGCCGCGCGCGCCCGCGAACACAGAGCGAACATTGCCGTCGTCCGTGTCGCATCCGTGTCGCACGGAAGAATCGGGAATGACCGTAAGTGTTTGGAATCTTTCGGGTTCGTGTTGCGTTCACTTGCAACACGGGGGCAAAAAGCAAAATGGCGCTAAGTCTTTGACTTAGCGCCATAATTTTGGTTGCGGGGGCAGGATTTGAACCTGCGACCTTCAGGTTATGAGGGCT